CCATTTGTAATTTTGTTGAATAAACTAAGATCAAATGGAAGGCGAGACTCCACACGATTATAAAACTCAAAGCGCTCGCTAGAATCTTCAAAGTAATCATGGCCCACGGATGAATCAAAACAGACACCTAGTGCCTCCTGTAATAGTGAAGGAATACCATCTTTAGTAAAGTTCTTATCTCTACCTTCCATAATACCAATCGATTGAAGAATGGCATTATAGACGGCTTTATCTTTACAGAACTTTTCCGTCTCATCTAAGAGCCAATCAGCGTTTGGCTTCTCGTATGTCTCTAGTTCTTTTACTAACTCGGTAGTCTCTTTAAATACCCCTTCAGTAGATTAGAGTTTTGTAATGTAATACCCAGTGCTTCTGTAGTCGGTGGTTTATTATACTTAACTACAAAGTCACTGATAAGTTTATAGATCGTTCTTTCACCTTCATCTGTAAAGTATTCAGTCTTTACAAACGGCAGAACCTTTCGCATATAGTCTTCATTGTGGACCAGATTCCTTAGAATCGTTGTCTCCAGCCTGCTTGTGGTCATTAATTGCTTCTCTCAAAATATCGTTAATAATTACTTCAATGACTGCCTTAAACATGTCACTCTTTACTGCTTCGTCTGTAATTAAATCTGGCTTATGTACTATATGATAATCTAAAGCAAGCCTATCACTACCTTCATCTGGGAAATCTAACTTTTCGATCTGAACCGCTACACCGTTAAACTCACCATCAACAATTTCAAAGCCCCAGTCCTTCTCTCCAACAAACCAGGGTTTATATAACTCATTCCTCAGCATCAGCATACTCCTTGGTAATATCATCATCACTCAGGATTGCACCATTAGCAACTTGGTACGTTTCTTTGACCCATGTCTGGAATGAAGGTGATTGCAAGATCTGTAGCCAGAACTCTTTAGTATCGCATTGTGCGGCACGGAACTTCTGATCTTCGATCTCACCGGTCTCTTTATTGACACGTGAATACCAACCGTTAGATGGTTTAATAACGTGACCGGATTCAAGAGCCATATCTAACAACCCAGACCAACGACTGATACCACCATCGTGACGAACGGTAACAGGGATCTTAGACTTCTCTCTTACATAACGAGACTTCTCAACGTTAATAATAAAGTTATAACCTACAACCTCAGTACCTTCTTTTTCTTGCTGACGGCCAAGAATAAAAATATTATCGGCGGCATAATAAGAACCAGTACCACCACCTACAACGTCTTTAGCGTACAGTTCCATTGTCTTGTAAGTATGATTAACTACAATCATTGGAATGTCTTTAAGCGATAGGTGAGGTGTAATCATACGGAACAAAGACTTGATCTGCTTTGCACGTGACATATCTGCAACCGACTTACCTTCCAATGCATCTTCGACTTCTTTCTTAGATGCAAGATTACCGATAGAATCGATAATAATAATCAAATGATCATTACGCTCAACCCCCTCTAACTGAGTCATAACGTCGAACTTCAATTGCTCAATATTAGTTAGAGGAGTATGAATGACGCGACTAGAATCAATGCCGAAAGAATCAAAGTATGATTGAGGGGTACCGAACTCAGAATCATAAAAGAGTAGAGCGGCATCAGGGTACTTGTCCAGATAGGACTTAGCCATCAATAAAGAAAAAGCAGTCTTAAAGTGCTTCGATGGCCCTGCCCACATCGTCAGACCTGGTGTAAGACCCCCATCCAGTTTACCCGACAATGCAATATTAATTGCGGGGATAGAAGTAGGAATCATATCCTTCTTCTGAAAGAACTTCGAATCGGCTAGAATAGCCGTATCTTTAATCGTAGAATTTTTCTTAATTTTATCAAGTATAGACATAGTATATTTCCTTATAGATCACTTATTATAATATAGTAATGAGTTACAATCAATCACTGACACCAGCTTTGTTTTGCTTCACCGAAGTACTCACGCGCATAACCGTTCTTGATTAATTCGGCTCGTAAACTTACACCGTTAAGAATCATATCACCAAGTACACGACCACCAAATTTATCCCAACCATATAACGTTACTTGATGCTTTTGTGTAGTAGCGACTGCGTTCTTAGTAAATGCTGATGCCGCCTGGCCACGTTGATCTTCACTTGGGCACTGGGCACGGTGACCTTTTTCTGGTGTATCGACTCCGAAGATACGAACGGCTAGTTCAGGCTTAAATGGCGCTGGCAAAAATGGTGCAGCAATAACTACTGTATCACCATCGTTAACTCGTAGAATCTTTGCATCATATGTTACACCTTGTGGTGTTTTTTGCGCAAAAACTTGTGTTACTAATAAAAGAGATAGAACTGTAATAAACTTTTTCATCCGAATAATCCTTCTAAAGATGCGGTTTCTCTAACTTGCCAACCAATACAGCTGAGTAGAGAGTTAAGGGGTTCGAGGAACGACTTCTCGAACATTTTATCGTAGTCAATATAATCGCGTATACTGAACTCAGGTGGTACTTCACCAGCAAATGTAATAACGTGTGTACCCAACGGGTTCGGTTCACGAAGATATAAGAACTTAATCTTATCACCTTCCTGAATCAATTGATACTTCTTTTCTAGCCCCTTACTTGTGACTAGATGATTATATATCAGAGCACCTCTCACGTGAATAGGAGTACCCTTCCTAAAGATACCATTTGAATCAGCATACTCTTTGATACCGTTAACACCTCGGGGAAATGCAATATCTTCAGGTTCCAAACTATGCCATTTAGCCTCTAAGTCAGATACGAACTTTCTTAGAGTCATTTCGTCTTTAGTAAGAGCGATCGACACAGCCTCTTTGAGTGCCTTACGAACGGGGGCAGGGGTAGATGAACGAACAATCTCCATACCCAGTACTTTTAGTTTAGGTGGGTCGTAGGCAACACCTTCGGAGTTATAAACGTTAACAGCATAACGTTTCTTAGCAATCCAGATACCCCTATCGGCGATAATCTCGCGCTTGAACTTAATCTTACGCTGATAGGTGTTTAGATAATCCGAGAAAGACTCACAAGCACCATTGATCGTCGGTTCAATTTGAGTTGCGCAATATTTGTCGAGGACGTCAACGACTGCTCGCTTATCTTTGCCCTTGAGATTTTTATCAACCAATGAACCAAGAGTAATATAGGTAGAATCGGTATCAGAGTAAAAAGAATAATCAACATCTTTAGTTCCCACTTCCTTATTAACAAACTCATTTAATTTTTTAGCAACCGATCGAATAATCAATTGACCAGACATCGTAATACCTTCAGCCACTCGAATATCGTAATAGCGGAAGTAGATATTACCCATCGCACCATAAAGTGAGTTCATCAAAATCTTCGCAGCCATCTGCTTTGAATTAAGACTTGCAATCTCACCTTGATACTTCTTATCTTTAGTTTCTTCATACTTACTTTGAGCGGCTAACATAAGCTTTTTAGCTTTCTGTCGTTCGGCAAAGTAGTACTCAATCAACTGAGGAAAGATACCTTTAGTATCCCGTCTAAAGCATTGACCATTGGCAGCCATTGCCCAGTTATTATCTTTTACCTGATCGGTATTGAACTCTCGATCAATCAGACGCTGGATAGATCGATCGTCGTCAGCTAAGAACTTCTGCCCGTCAACTAAAGTCTCTGGAGACATATTCCAGGTCATGATAATCGAAGGATACAGAGAAGTAGCATCGAAAGAAACAACCCAATCGTATTGTGCAGGTTTAGGTTCCTTCACAAACGCACCCATGATACTTCGATCCATCTCTGGGTCAATATTAGGTGGGTTATGAACAATGATCTTATCTTTTAAGAGCTTGTTATAGAGAATACAGTCCCAGGTTCTTACAGATGAAAAGATATCGGTATAGTTACACTTAGCATCGTACGCCATAGTAAGAATCAAAGTAATGATTCGCATCTTATCTTCAAGACGGTCAACCAACTCTACGTCTCGAATATTATAGTCTACGAATAGTTCCCAGTCCTTGGTATAGAACTCTTTGAACGTTGCATGAGGGTTCTTTAACTTCTGCTCACCCAGTTCTTCTAATGCAACTGTATCCAGTTTATAATTCTCAACCATCTTATAAGAGAACTTCTTATACAGATCCATGAAGTCAAGAATAGAGATACCAGCCCAGTCATAAGCCAATTGAGTACGACCTCGTGCAGTCGGTACCTCATGCTGACGAACAACACCCCAGGGTGAACATTCATTCAATGCCTTCTCACCAAGTACCTTAATGATACGTGAAGACAAGTACGCAATATCGAATAACTGACTATTCCAACCAGTAGTTACATCAGGGTAATCAGACTTATGATGATTAATGAACTGACGTAGTAGATCGAATTCATCCTTACACTGAATATAGGTAGAGTTTTCTTGTTTAGGTAGATATGGACCACAACCAAACGTAGTTAACTGCTTGGTATTAAAATCCTGAACAGTAATAAGAATAATCTGTTCTTGAGCATTCCTGGAGTCAGGGAATCCGTATTCAGTCGTCGTCTCAATATCGATAGTCACAATCTTCATTAGAGACGTATCGAACTCAATCATATCAGGAAACATCTTACTGATGAACTGATAGCTATAGTTCTTATTGCCAAAAATGGGAAAGTTGCTTACTTCTTTATACTGATCGACAAACTCACGCGCTTCTTTAATCGAACTGAACTTAATCTTTTCAAGGTTTTCACCCCAAAGAGATTTAAACTCTGATGGTTTACCAGAACGAACATACAGGGTAGGTTGAAAGGGAATCTTTTGATTTACGCGTTTTCCGTCCTTAAAACCACGGAAGTGAACGCTATTCCCACGAGTAAAGATATTGGTATAGAAGAGCATTTGTCTATTATATATTACCTTGCAAGACGTTGCAAGCCCGTTTGGTCATAAATATAATCGTAAACCCAACAACCCAAAAGGTAATAAAATGAAGATCACCTATAAAATAGGCGCATTCTTCGTTATGTCTACATTACTGTCAGCGTTACATGCGCAAACGACATATGATTCGAAAACTCTGGTAGATACTAATAATGCATCGACTAGTACCAGTACTGTAAATAGTACAAACACCAATAATAACAATAACGTTAATATCAACACAACTACTGTTGATAGTAAGTCTGTTAATTTGAATACAAATATTAACGATTCAAAGTCGGTGTCTACAAATACCAACTATCAGTATGGTACGATGACTAACAATAATAATAACGTTAGTACATCAACATCTACAGCAACATCTGTAAATACTAATAATAACAATAACGTAAATACATCGGTTTCTACAGCTGTCAGTGATAACAAGAACGTTAATTTAAATACCTCGACTTCTGTGAGCGATAATAAGAACGTAAATATTAGTACGTCTGTATCTGACTCTAAACAGATTATAGATTCATCTAACTTAAACACCAATATCAATAAATCCGAAATTACTCAGAAAGTAGTTCAACCCCCACCAACAGCTATTGCACCCGCAATGATGTCTGGTGGTAACAGTGATCTATGTTCGACAGGTGTTTCAGGCGCCGTTCAAACTCAAATCTTCGGTGTAGCCGGTGGTGGTACAACCCGTGATTTAAATTGCGAACGCTTAAAGTTATCTAAAACTCTTTATGACATGGGTATGAAAGTTGCCGCTGTTGCAACAATGTGTCAAGACCGCCGGGTCTATGATGCGATGTTAGCCGCTGGTACACCTTGCCCGTATGAAGGTAAGATTGGTGAGCAGGCAAGAGCTGCCTGGGAAGCCAATCCTGATAAGATCCCTGTTCTAGAAGATCACAATAAAGAGAGAACTAATGCTGCGAAAAATATCGGCCTGGGTGCTATTGGCGCTTACCTGCTACACCGTCTCTTCTAACGCTCAAGATTACACAACCGGTAATGTAATTAACCCGGCTGCTTGGTCGGGAGCGATATACGGGAATCTACCTGGTGATTGCTGTACTGGCGGCCCAGCCCCTCTTTACAACAACCAGCTAGGCGGCGGTGGTATTGCGTTCTCTTACGGGGGCGGTACCGTTAGTCAAGATATTAATATTAATCAAATAATGTCTGGTACTGGTATTGTTGTCCGTGGGTTCAACTATCACTGGCATGTTACTACTAATTCTGCTAACGGCGTTGACCCATTGTACGGTAGTGTAAAGTTATTCTCTAATACAAATAGTGTTCTGGAGTCGTTTAACTATAATTATACTGCCGGTATGAATGAAACGATCTTTCAAGGTACTGAAAACTTTAGTACAAATTATAGTCTAGCAGCCGTAAGTAGATTGAATGTTAGTTTTTCTGGTAGCGATGGCGGATTTTGGGGTGGCTACTACGGACCAAGAGTAAACCATGTCGTTGTATCATTGAACTATAGTGTTGATCAATGTACTGCTAATCCTTTGTATAGCACTCAGTGCCCTGGGTATGCTCAGGCCTATCAAGCTATGCAATGTACAGCAAACCCTCTATCCAGTACAACATGCCCGGGTTATGCACAGGCTTATCAAGATCAGCAATGTTCAGCTAACCCATTGTATAGTGTCTCTTGTTCTGGTTACCAGGCGGCATACTTAAGCCAACAATGTTCTTCTAATCAACTTTTAAGTACTGCATGCCCAGGTTACCAAACCGCTTATGCTACTAAAATGGCATTAGAGAGTCAGAAGAAAGCAGCGACAGAGACAACGACAGCAGCAGCTACTACAACTACATCATCTGATAACAGTAACTCAGGTTCAAGTTCTGGTTCTTCAACGACTAGCTCTGGTTCTACAACGGTTGCAGTTGGCGGTACCGTTACAGATGTAACGAGTACAAATGCAGAAGTTAAACTTGATTTAGGTGGCGCAACTGTTTCCACTACGGGTGAGATTAAACCGGCTGATAATATACCAGATGTAGCGAGAGCAACGACTGCTTCCAGCACTACAACTGGGGAAACTATGACTGCAAACGTACAAGAGAAAAGAACAACAAATGTTAATGCTCTTTCTATTGCAAGAAATGCGGTTGCAGCCACAGAGGCGATTGCACGAAGTGTAGCTAGTGAATCAGCGAAAATGTCTTATAGCGAGAATGCAAATCCTTCTGATGGTACTGGTCTAAGCGTTGGTACGTCTGGATTAGGTTTTACTCTTCAAGGTATAGTTACAACACAAAGCAGTAATCAACAACAAAGCAGTCAATTTCATCAATCAACGTACGCTTATGTAGCCCCGATACAAGAACCAGTTAATGTTCCTAGACAGGACAGTAGTAATAGTTCTCAGGGTATGGAAACACCAACTGTACCTAATAATTCTCAGTCATCAAGCGCTTTTGATATGAAACAAAGTTCAATTGCATCGATACAGGAGCAAAGACAAGAAACAAATACCACTGTTAAAAATAAAGGTGAAGTTTCTGAGTTAGCTGGGGGTGTAGATATTAGAACTCTTGCTGCTGCACCTGCTGGTTATGATTTATATCTAATGTCATCTTTAAGAGATAATGCATTTTATGCTCCTAAAGAAATATACAAGAATCAAAATGTTGTAGATAACGTTAGAGTGTTGAGACAGATGAGCTCAGATGCGTTACACCAACAACTTATTAACCTGCAATACAAATAAGGAAAAAAATGGCAGAAGAAATTAAAGACGTTAATGCTAAGATTGACGAAGCCGAGGCGGCAATGAAGAAGTATGCTTCTAAGGATACCGTTATCAGCATTGGTGGTTATGAATTTACCCCTGCAAAATTAATGGTAGCGGCAACCATCGTATCATCAGTACTTGGTGGTCTTTATGGTACCTTTGAAGTGTATAAAGACTATATTGGTATGAAGAAGAAGATTGCATCATACGAGGCACCAGACCTTTCTGGCTTTGATAAGCGCTTGGCTGTTATTGAAGAAAACAGCCAGAAGACTAGCGATTATACTCGCGACATTAAGGTTGATCTAAAGAATGATCTTCGTCGTAATGAGTCTGTTACTGAACAAGTTGAACGTAGTGTAAAGTCTGCACAACGTGAAACAGAAGCAGAAATGAGAGAGATGAGAAAAGCAGTTCGTGAAGATCTCGAAAAAGCACGTAATGAAGCCAATACTATTCGTAGAGAAATGGCTGATGCTCGTAGAGAGATTGAACGTGAAGTAGTTCAACTTAAAAAAGAAGTTGATACTAAGATTCAAAAAGCAATCGATAATCCATTAGCTAATAAGTAATGTTCGGTACTGCCCTTGCCATTTATATGTACGCCAAACAACCTGAGTGCATTAAATGGACATGGGGCGGAGATGTTTACAGTAGAAAAGTGATTTGTTTGGAGTGGCGTAAAAAAGAACCAGAAAAGAAAAAGTAATGCTAGATCCAGTTACAATCGGTATTGCTTTTACTGCTGCCCAACAGTCAGTAGGGTATATTAAAAAGGCTATTGCATTAGGTAAGGACGTTAATAGTCTATACGGGCAATTTGCAAGGTTTTTTGAAAACAGTGATACTATACATGAAGCTGAGGTAAAGCTAAGAACTGATAAGACTATTTTAACAGACGGTCAAATTAGATCTATGTCTATACAGATAGCAATGCAAAGTAAGGCGTTGCGAGATGCTGAAAAAGAATTGAAAGAATTGTTGATATATACTGGTAACAAAGACGTTTGGGATCATATGATGGCCGAGCGAGTTCGAATGTATAAAGAACGTGCAAAGTTACAAGCAGACATTAAAAACGCTAAGATCAAAGCTCAGGCTGATATGATTGATCGTGCTTTAATTTTTATTAGTTTTTGTGCAATAGCTATACCGGTATTTGGATTTAGTTATGCAATGATAATTAGACAATTATAAAGGAAATAATATGGCAGAAGAAAAGAAGCCTCTAAGTAGAAGCGAAAGAGAAGCACAGATTAAGGATAAAGCCGGCTGGGTCATCACCGTACTTGCCGCACTATTAGCTATAAACACTTATATAGCTAGTGGTAACTCGTCTAAAGTATTAAATAACACAATTAAAGCTAATGATACTTGGGCATTCTATCAGGCTAAGTCTATCAAGCAGACGTTGGCAGAAATGGCCAGAGACGATGCTATTGAAAGAAAACAAGTTGATAAGGTAGAAAAACTAACTGCTAAGATCAATAGATATGAGAGTGACCCTGCAACAGGTGAGGGTAAGAAAGAATTATTTGCAAAAGCACGTGCACTAGAAGCCGAGCGCGATCAAATTCGTAAGTCTGGGCCCTGGATGACTTTTGCAGGATCTGCATTCCAGATTGCTATTGTACTATTATCAGCAAGTATCTTAGCTGTGGCACCTGCCTTGTATACTGCAAGTATTGTAGTTGGTGCGTTAGCGGCTTTACTAATGAGCCAAGGTATATGGCTCTGGTTACCTTTAACCTTGTAAGGCAATATATTCGGCTTCAGGTATTCGTACCTTGCCGTTTTTACTTCCAAGCACGATAACGATACGGCGTCCAATCTCCGTATCTAACATCATCACAATGCAGCCTCCGGCTGCATTTGTCGTTCCGGTCTTACTAACAATAAAGCTATGGCGTTTACCAATCATAGGGTTGGTATTATTGAACGATTGTGTTTTCTTACCTACCTGAATGTTTAAGACAGCCGTTTGACTAGCCTTAACAATTTCCGGGTAATGACTTGCCTCAAATACCATTCTCAATAAGTCTAATGCTGTACTAATATTCATTGGACTGAGACCGGTTGGCTCTACAAATTTAGTCCTTAACATTCCTAAGTAGTTTGCTTTATCATTCATGTAACGAATGCATTCAAATTTACCACCAGGAAAGTTATCACACAATACCTTTGCGGCATTGTTATCTGATTTAACTAAAGCCAGTTGAATGAGCTGTTCTCTGGTATACTTACCAATCTTCTCTTGCATGTTCTGATTATTATCTAGAACAGCCATTACAGTCATTAACTTGGTAATGCTTGCAATAGAACGAACTTCGGTAATATTAGATCCTTCAATCAAGTTACCTTGATCATCAGTCTTTAACCAACTCTGGGTTGTAATGTTAATAGCGAATGCATTGCTTACAAAGAGCAATGATGCTAGTACCAGCGCTCTCATCAGTTATACCCTAGAATAATATTAGGGTTAAGGATGATAATGGTTGCGGAGGAGGGAGTCGCACCCACGACCTCGGGATTATGAGTCCCGCGCTCTTCTACTGAGCTACCCCGCGTCAAAGGTCTACACGTTCCATGGAAAACTGCCGGG